TATCACCCCAATAATCAGACCTTAATCCAAGTAATCCTTCACTATCATAACATTGGTTTTTCTGAACATTTAATGATGTATCTCTGTATAAAGAGCCTTCATAAGAACCAATTTCTGTTCTAACAGATAAACTTCCTCCTATCCAATGAAATGGCTGTCCACTACCTAATGAACTATCCCAATTATGACTGTGCATATAAGCAGATATATACCAACTATAATCTTCAGGTGCGTTCCATAAATCAGGACATATTAAAGAGTAATCATCCATATAATCAGAACCATTACCCATAAGCAAAATATCATCACCAGCTGCCTTTCCCATTACATCAAAAACAACACCTTCTCTTTTTGTAACATTATTTGAACTTCCTATTGTGTTTGAATTGTGCGTATAATATATGCTTCTTCCTTGAGGGTTAGCACCTTGACCTTGTGCATTGTAAGGCACAAAATGATTAGAAGTTATTGGGAATGGAGATAACCAAACAAGACCAACAGGAGCATAACTACTATTTTTATATAATGTAGAGTAAATTATTTTATTATCATCAATATTAGTTCCTGGTTCAAATTGATTACCATTCCAAGTTGCCAAATAAGTAAGTAGGCATCCTTGAGATATACACCCAACACCAATAGCTTCTTGTAAAGTACCACCTAAAAAACTATTTAGAGCAGGAACAACACCTGTATAACATACTCTATTCATGTAGGGATCAACTATATTAAATCCCTGATCAAAATAAGAAGCTTTATCTTTGCACCCAATAAATTTCACTGTAGTTGTAGTTCCTGTTTGAGTTTCAGTTGTGAAATCTTTAGTTCCAGTAACTTCTCCTACTTCAAGAACACAGTTCTCTGCTAAAAAATTAGTCTGACTCATATTAACCTTTTTGTAATGTTATTTGCTCTGAAAAAGTATAGCTAAATTTAATAAAACTTATATTATTCTCTGTATTATATATATCAAAAGAACCAGGAACTATTATTATAGGAACTAATCTACTATCGCTATAACTAAAAGGAATACTAGTTGGATTTTTTAACTTTAAATTAATCCAAACCATAGAACTAGTTATCATTTCTTCTATATGTAAACCTATCTTTCTGCTTACTGGTTGAGATGTAACAGTAAAAACATCTTCTCTATTATTATATAATGTTTTTCTAGTGTGGAGTGAAGTTGATGCTGTTGGTATGGAATCATATATAACAGACTCAAAAGATGTTGTTTTGCTTTCAGTGCCATAAATATTTAACCAATCAAACCCTCCTGATGTGTTTCTAAATATGAATTTACTTCTATTACACTTACCATTGTTTTCTTCCTCAGTGTAATCTAAAAATGTAGGAGCAGCATTTCCTTCTCCATCTTGTTGAGTCTTTAATTGACTAGTAGAAGAAGATCTAACCATAGGATATATAGTTACACCAGCTCCCACTAGATTTCCAGAACTATTAATAAGAGTATTAGCCGTACCACCTCCATTACCTAAAATGTAAGCTTTTAAAGTATCAGGATGACAAGGTATCTTATATAAATTACTATAATCTGAAACTTGAAACATATGAACTCCAGCTACAGTTCCAGCAGTATTCATTACCGCTATATAAACCCAAAACTCATCCCAATAAGTTCCTAATCCAACAGGAAGATATATAGCATCATTTCTAGCATCACTTCTATTAATAGTATATGCTTTAGTCGCAGCACAACTTCTCCAGTTTTGAGCATAACCAAATCCTCCACCTGCAAAATTGGGTTTATTTTGACTAAATTCATAATTAGGATCGGTTGAACTACCTCCCCAATTATCTCCAAATATTAATCTATCTACTTGATGATGACTATATGGAAATCCTGTAGCATCAAGAGCTTGAAGCTCATTTGTTGTGGTTGGTAAAGCAAACCAACTATCAGAATAAGCAAAATCAGTTTCATCATCAATTAATGGCTGATTTGGTGTATTTGAATGTCTAACTGCTGATATTCTTAATCTAAACTGACTTCCTATGTCATCTCCACTATGACCATTCCAATTTTTAGAAAATTCACCACCTGATATAAGTTCCCTGCAATATCCCATAGAATTAAAAGTATAGTGCTGAGAACCCCCTATATTTTCATAAGCATTTAAATAAATACCTAATCCAACATAACTACCAGAATTAATCCAAGTTTCTCTTTCTAATTCAGCCTTAAGATAAGCTGCATCTCCAATAGTATCAATCGCAGTAGTTAATATTGGTCTATATGCTGTCCTAAAAATATGTTTATCTGTGTGAACGACTATTGATGATGCCATTTTATTGTATTTTTATATTAAGTACTCTTTTAACATCAGCCTGTACACTAGATTTTGTGCTTGTTTCAAATAAATTAAGGATTTCATCATCTACTTGTTTTTTTATTTCATTAATCCAATTAGCGTTTTGAGGTGATGTTCCTGCATTTGTTCTTGCAATTTTAAATGCTTGAGTTAAAGCATCTCTTCCGTAAATTCCTTTTTTTTCCCCTAACCACCTAACTAATCCATGAATATAATTACTTCCAGGATTAGCTCCTGCTCCTGAAAAACTAAATCTAGTGGTTGTTGGAGAATTTAAATCTGAACCATATTTGTTTCCTATAAGTTTTATTCCAGAATTGCTTACTTCTGTTCTCATGCTATCCCTAAGACTGTTAGTGCTATTAATTGGCATTTTACTTCCAGGTCTAGTTATACTTAACTGAGAAGTAAATCTTTGCTTTATTATATTGGCTGCTATGTTTATAATTGAACTCATATACTAAGCTCCTCTAAAGCAAGATGAAGCTTGACAATCTGCTAATGTAGAGTATTGACCATTACCATTACCAGGATCGTAACAAAGACCATTTTTACAATCAAAAGAAGCTGCTACAGCAGTTGGCGGCCAGTCGCTATTACAATCAATTTCAATACAATCAATAAATACTTCAATATTAAAAGAACAAGATACTGTAACTAACTGGTCATTATGAGTTCCTTTCTCTCTACTGAATTGTATTGTTTCTCTTGGAATTACATCTTGACAATTACTACCTGCCCCTACACATCCTAAAAAACTCCATATTCTATTTTCTAAAGCAGTCATAATAACATGAACATTGTCTAATCTCCTAACACCTCTTGGATTAGATTTAGAATAAGGTCTACCTGCTGTTATTACACAATTATAAACTTGTAATCCATTATTTATATCTAATACTCTTGAGTTAGGGTATTCAAGATTTAGTAAGTCATACTTAATATTGTGGTCAAAATTAATATGAGGTAGTTTACCAAACTTAAAGGTTGTAAAACCTGCACTTTCTGCACAGATTTCCATATTGTTTACTAATTGTGTTAAAGTTGTAGCCATTATTTCTGTTGTTTTTTTTGTATCTCTGTTACAATTTCATCAAACCTACTACAAGCGTTTTTCCAAGAAAGATAAGTTAATATCTCATAAAGCTTGGTATCTAAAACACTTTGAACAGCACTTTTACTATTATGAGTAAATAACCCATCAGCAGCTATTCTATAAACTGAGTTTAACCACCCATATCCATCTATTGTTCCTTTAGCTGCTCTTGCTCCAACTGCATCGCCTTCACCGCCTGAGAGGTTAGGGAACTGATTGTCAATCCCTGCTCTAACTTGGTCAAAAAAAAAGCGACATCCCAAATGGTTGCCATATCTAACGATTTGAACAACTCTTCTCGTTTATCAATTAAATTGTCATCTAAATTATCTCCCTCTCCTCCTTTTTTAACAAGTATAGCTATTTGTCTAGGCATAAACTCTATTTTACCTTTAGAAATCATTTCTGACTGTATTTCTAACTGTTCTGCTTCAATATATCTACCAAATGTAGCTTCTCTCATTAAATTCTTAGGTAAAAAGAATTTCTCATCACCTATAGTGAAAGAAGATATGTCTATTGGTATATATTTTTCGTTTACAAAAGATAAACACTTCATAAGCTTTTCTGCTTCTTTCATATCCCAATGAGATATTTCCTCTTGAGTTAATCCAGTCCAAAAAGCCAATATCTTTGTGTTTAAATCTAAAGCCCTAATAGCTTCCTTCCATTCTTCTTCTTCTCCTTCCTTATCCTTATCTTTTTCCTTTATATTAGATTCATGTAATTCTATTAACTTACTAAACCCTAAAAATGTTCCCCACTTTACTTCTAGCCAAGATTCAGGTAATTCTACTACCTTTTCATTCATTAAAAATTCTTTCATCAGTTTAAATTTATTTTATTTTCTTTTTCTGTAAATGGATGAACTAAAAGACTATCATTTAGTTTTTCTAAAACATCTACAGTCAAAGATAATAATTTATCTTCAAATAAATATAAATCTTCATCTTGATTTAAAGCTAGGTTAGATATATAGCCTTTAGTTGCCCAATATATGTTATTTGGCAATGACATATACCAATCTCTACGATTAACGCCACCTGATTCTACATAACCTCCTAATCCATTGTGAAACTCAATAGCTTTTTCTACTAAAAGCTCAAATCCAATATAATCTTCTTCAAACATAGTTACATCATCTATAACTTGATGAATATCATTCAAAAACTCATTGACTATAGAAGAATGTCTTTCGTTTAAATAAATTATATTGTTATTAATACTCATCCTACAATATAACAAATAAATAATGGAACTTTATGGAACAAAAATATAGTTTTTATCTCCATGCCATTATTTTCCTACCATTTTTAAACATATACCTCATTCTCATCATTAATGCATCAGCAAAATCAGGAGAATGTCCTAAGATAGCTTTCATTTCTTTTTTTGACAGAATAGATAGTTTTCCATCATTATCCATATTCTTTCTTCTTATAACTTCAAATTCTTCAATAATCTTGTTTCTAAGGTCAGTATCATTGCATTTTACCCAGATATTACCTACATTTATCTGTTCTGCAAGTTTATAGTAGCATTGTGTTTTTAGATTCTGATAACTCTCTTTATCTAAAGGTTTGGCATTATTTACAAAAGGTTGCACTCCTTTCATGTAATGAGAGAGGTATTGACCTACCCCATCACTATCAATTATGATGTTTTTTTGTGGTATTTTGTGTATATCTGCTGTGTTTCTTATCAATTTCTCTACATTATCGGCAGATGTCTTGTCTTTTGTTATCATTTCCTTGACTACCATCCCATACCATACGCAAATCACTAGTTTATCACTACCAAGAAGAGCAATATCGCAAGAAAGATACCTTTCACCTACATCTTCAGATACAGATGAGTTAGTAAACATATTTAAAACAGATTCATAGTCAAAAAGTCTATCTTCACCTGAATCATATTCCCAATTACCATGAAGTAGTCTTTCTCTTGAAACAGGATCAAGCTTTTTCAGTTGTTCCTCATAAAATTCTGATATATGTGGATTATCTGCTAATTTAGCCTTAACAAACTTCTTATGAGTAGCTAAAGTACCATCTCTATCTTGTTTATAGAAGTCATATACCCAATTTTTTGCAGGATTGCACGACATAAGAACTTTTGGTCGTAATTTATACTCTGAAAGCATATATCTTATCCTTGAAGCTACAACATTCTTTGCTTTTTCTGTGCATTGGTTCACCTCATCTATAAATGCACCTGAAATTTCCAATGAACCAAGTGAATCAAAATTCGGATCAGCAGGGTATTGGTAAAGGTCTTTTAATAAGATTGAACTGCCATTAGTAAATTCAATAACATTACTTTGGGCATTAAACTTGTAAATTTGACCTTTTTTAACTCCCCAATCACTACAAACCATGAAAAAAGAGTTTAAAGTGGTTTCTTTAAGCGTTTTTAGCACTGCTCTACCCATTAACCAACGAGTGCCAGGATAACGAAGGCAAGAATACAACAACCAAGCTGCTCCAAAATATGATTTACCTCCTCCAGCACTTCCTCCAAATAAAACTTCACTCGTTTCATTGTCGTGAAGGTAATTCCAGGCTTTGTCTTGTTTAGGTGTAGGTTTAAAATCTATTTCCAAACTAACTTAACTAATGCCTTTACAGGTCTTACTATACAAACTAATAAAATAAGATATATCATAATTGGAGGTAATGCAAATGCTACTGCTAATCCTCCAAATACATATTCTAAAATTCCTGCTTTTGTGTCCTTAAGACCTAACGATTTTTTAATTTTCTCCATTATTCTATTATTCCAATGCTAGTTAAAAATATTATTGATGCTTCATCTCTATTAAATTTATTCCTAAAAGTTTCTCTTGCTGAATGTTTAGCATTGTCTGCCAACTGATCCGCATATAATACTTCTATAAAATATTTTGCTTCTTCACCTATCTTTGTGTTTTCAAATACCTTAGATTTATAAATAGCGTTCATTAATTCAAGTATATTATAATCTACAGATGTATATGAACTGTACTTGTCAGAATGACTCTCTGCCAACAACAAAGTATCTTCAATAAAAGTAATTGCACTAGCTGCTCTTGCGGTTACTCCCTCTATATTAATAAATGCCTTAAGTTCTTTAGTAGTTAGTTTATCATTAAGAAGAATGTAATTTCCACCTGTAGAATACTCCAAAGCCCAAAGTGTTCCAGAAACAATTTCAAAAGGAGCTGGTCGGCTATTTGTTTTTGCATCAAGTTTAGGTTTAAAGAACTTCTTTTTCTCTTCTCTAGGCTCTTCTTTAAGTATTGATAATTTCTTATTATCCCTTACCTTTGTAGGGGGTAAAGAGGTTGTGTAATCCGAATCCATTGTTGAATCAGATATTGTAATTCTTAAGGGTGTAGCTATTGTTAAATCCATTTTCTATGTTTTAATTTATTCTTAAAGTTTCCAAACTATGTCAATTATTTTGATTATATTAGCACCTTATTATTGTTGTTTATAAATAATATAAAAACCCCTTTAACAAAATCCTTTTCATTTTTGTTGAAGTGATGGTCAAGGGAATATTATAATGTTTCTTCAGGGGATTTATAATTAAACACAAATCCTTCCCCACCACTAGTAACATCAACCCTGTCAATCACAATTCCTTTCATCTTTGCAATATCCTGGAGTAATAATCTACAGATATTCAAATCTCCTGCCTTATATCCTTGACTATATAAATCTTGCAACATTATTGCGTGTTTATCCATTTCATATTCTCTCTCCTCTGCAAATTGCTCTGCAAAACTCTCTAATGCCTTCTTATAATAAATACTAGCCATCCTTCTCTTAATTCCCCAATGAGCTTCGCAATACTCCATTATATCAGTGTACCTTACTCCTCTTAAAATTAACCTTACAACTTCAGTGGTTCTTTTATAACTAACTAAAGAAGTAGCCTTACCTGAGTCCTTAGTTATATCTAAAGCTGAACTATTCTTAGTTGAAACAACAGCCTTAATAGTCTTTAAATCTTGCTCTTTTTGAAGCAGCTTGGCATCCCTCTTATCAGCCCTTCCTTGATCTCTTTTGTTCATTTTACAAAGTTACATTATTTATGTACAATATAACGAATAATAAATTATAAAGTTTGGAACTAAAATAAATATTGTGCAGTTAGTGTAATAAAAGTTGAAAATCCGAAAATCTAGTGTGAATATCGTACTACCTAAAATGCTGTCTTGATCTACGTAATTAGATGGTAATTAATACGACAACGCAAACCGCCAGGCAATAACAATTTAAAAATTTTTATGTATTAATACAGCCGAACCGCTGCACAGTTTACCGCTATAATGTCCGCGAAGCTGTGACAACTGAACGCCAACAACACGCCAACAACTGTAAAATAGAATGCGTAAAAGTAAGACCCACAGCCCACAAATAACACCACCACCACCACACCACCACACCACCACCACACCAACCAACCAACGCCACACAATAACACAACCAACCAACGAACCCACGCGAAGCAATACACCCACACCAACCAACGAACCAACCAACGAACGAACGAACCAACCAACGCCACGCAATACAGCCGCAGCCCTTAAAAAAGAGCATAAAAAAAACCGCCCATTTAAGGCGGCTTTAATACTATTGATTTGCTCAGAGTTTACACGCGTTGCGGTATGCCGTTTCTATCACCTATATATAATTGCAACCCCTTACAAAGCTTTCCTATAAAGCTGCGTACTTCCTCCGCTTGGCTTTCGTGCATATATATTACGAAGCGTGAACCTGTAGCCCCTAATATATCGCATTGCGTACCACCTGCAAAAAGTATATAATTTTCATAAAGAGGGGCGTTAAGATTTAAGTACTCTTTGAGCTGTGCTAACTTGTTAGGGATGGCGTTCGTTGTCGCGTTGTCCCTGTCAAAGAGTAAGGTTACATCTATTTTGTGCGTTGGTGTTGTTTTTGTTTTTGTCATGTTGTTTAATTTAAATTAGTTATTATTTTAGTTGTTATGTATTACGAAGCCGCTCTTATCCTTTACCGCTTTGCCCTTAGCTTTTAAGCCTAGTATACAGTTTTTAGCTTCTAACATTACAAGGTCGGAGCTGTCACCATCCACAACCGCAAACCCCTTATAATATTTAGGAAGTGAGCCGCTGAATACTGCCGCCACATTTCCGCCCATTTGCAAAGCTTTTAAAATGTCGCGTTCGTTATCCTCCTTTCGTGATAGTGTAACCGCGTAATTTGTTCCGATGTATTTTTTTACTTTGCCTAGTATAGCTGTATAGTCATAAAATACTAGATTTGCAAACTCTGAGCCGTTGAGTAGGTCTAAATTATTATACTTTTTTAATAATGCGATAAAATCTAAATCTGAAGTCCCATTTAATCGGATAGCAATTTTTTTATCTTGTTTTATTGCTTTTGCTCCTATTTTTATAATTTCCTTAGCTAATTTATCTAAAAATATAGTTTTGTCACTTATATAGAAGTCCGCTTTATTTATTCGTGCTTTTTTTACACTGTCAAAATTTCCACGCCCTGCGGTATATAAACACGCAGCCGCACAGCCTTTAGAAGCTTTCGGACATAAATTTACACCTTTACTATTTTGTTTTTCGGGTGCTAAGTATAAAATAAAGCTTTCAAGCTCATTTTTTTTGGTTTTTGCGTTCGTGCTTCCTTTACTTAGTAAGGAGGTCGGCACATAGTAACGCGGTTTTTTTGTTTCTGTATTCATCTTATTAGTTTTTGTTAGGGTTGCAATATATAAATAAATTTAATATTAATACTTTTTTATAGTTATTTATTAAATATTTATTTGTTACATGGTTTTTGCTCCTAGTGAGCGGACATAAACAAAAAGAGCCGCAGCACTTCAGAAAAAAAGAGCATCCACCCACAACACCCCCCAAAAATCTTATTCCCTTGTAAATAGAAAATCAAGCGTACTTTTGAGTGCCGCTTGTAAATAGAAAATCAAGCGTACTTTTGAGCATAAAAAAACCTCCAACTAAGGAGGTTTCTGTTTTTAAATTTAATCGCAAATCTTAAGAAATGCTAAGAAGAAGATTATTATCCATATGTACATCATTCGCAAGTGTATGTTTTGATTTGTAGCTCATTTGCTTTACTTCTAAGATAATAACTCTGTAGTGTTATCACATTACACCTCAAAAGCAATTTAAGGTTGTTAGGAGTGTTATTTTGCTCTATCATCTATTAATGTGTTTTTCTAGCTTATTTGAAAGCTCATCTGCATTTAACAACAAGACTTGATATTTTTTATACATCTGCCTAAGTCCTCTCCTTGCAACTTCTTTGCTGTTTGTTTCAAACAATAATTCCATTTTCAAGTTCAGTATTACCTCCTTTTGAGATTCAATTTTATCCTTTAATTCTGTAATATTTTCTTTTTGATTTTTCATTTTATAATTTTTGATTAATAGTACTGCTTCATTTGTATTTATATTACCATCAGTATGTAACTCAGTAATTCTACCAATGCATCTATCTTTTAAGTTCAGAATAATATCTGCCCATGTTATGGTAATATGTCCTTGGTCTAGTAACCTTTCTACTATTGAATTTCTAGTCATGATTTTTGATTAATAGTTATAGGTATGCCCTCCATAATCTCCCACTTGAAATCTTGTTTCTACTTCTTCACAATTCTCTAGCCCATTGTAATCATAGAAACCACTACCTCCTAATGTTTCTGCCTTATCTAAAGCTAAATCCATTTTATCAGTAATTTCCTCCTCAATATTCTTTTGCATCCACTCCTCTACATCATAATCTCCAACGCCTACAGGTACATTTACAGACACTTCTACAAATTTATGCAGAGTTATTCTTTGTTGGATTGTTACTTGCTTAAACCCTCCTTTTTGTTTTGTGATTTCAGTCATTTTGTTTTGTTTTATTTGTTATTTAATTATTAGTGTATTGATTTTTTTCATTTGTGATACAATTTTAGAACGAGTAGGAATATTCTCATCTTTAAATCTAACATCATCTTTCATGTACATAAGAGTTTCTAATGATGTTAATAGTAAAGGATAACTTTGAGGTGAGAATACTTCATCTTTAATGTCTACCTGTGATTCTAACTCATATATTCTATCTTCTAACTCTTTGATTCTTTGTGCCGACCTCCTTACTAAGGCTTCCATTGATACCGCTGTTTTTTCAAAGACTGTAATTCTATCCTTTAAATGATTATTAGCTAATCTACTTAACTCTAATTCATCCACACTTCCCATTGCATCTCCATTCTTATCAAAACTTCCCATTGCACTTCCTAATTCATCACCATTATCCAAAGGTTTTTGGATACTCCAAGTTATTGAGCAATCAAATTCCAAGTAATCATCTACTAAATCTATAACATCAGAAGCCATTTCATCTGATGTACAGCCATTTAATAAGTAACTACAATCAAAGTATTCAGCCAATTTACCAAAATCTAAGTGATGAGTATCTAAAGGTATTTTACCATTAGAAATCTCTAACTCAATTTGGTTTTTTACTTTCTCAAAATTCTCTATTTTTAAATCCCATTCTTTTGATACTCTTGTTTTTTCATCATCTTCAAACATATTTTTAGGCTCACATCCAAAGGTCATAGATTCATTTAGTACATTCCAATTATCCCAAATCTTCAATATAGAATAACCATCTATTTTTAGGATTTCCATAGTATTCAAAAACTCATCAAGACTACTTGGCTCAAATGAACCAACTACTTCAACCATGTAATCTCTAGCTATTTGGTGAAATCTTAATTCAAATGATTCTTGCATATCTACTATGTTATCATAAACATCAAAACTATCTTCACATCTATCAAATTGACTTGAATCATAACTACTTCTCTCTAAATGATGAACAACAAATTGATTAAACTGTTCTTTATCACTATTATCATTAGCACTATTAGGTAGTAATACATCAAACAATTCTATGTTATTAATACTTAATCTAAAAGTATCAACAGAATCATTACCATAACTAATATCCTCAACTCTAAACCCCATATCTTCAAACATAATGTAGTAATGTCCACTTTTATGCGGTGTGTGGATTCCAACATAAGGTAGCCACTCTTCCTTACCCATAACATTATCAATAAACCAATCATTGTATAGCGTTCTCTCTAAAGTATGAAGTTTATCACTCTCAATGTATTCATTACCTAGTGTTAATCCATAACTATCATTTAACATATAAGTATTGGCTCTATCATGTGTTGAAAAATTTGTATTAATATGTATATAGTAGTATTCCTCATATACATATATATGTGTTGTGTTGTTAGATACCTCTACATCATCATTATTCTTCTCGTTAAACTCTTGTGGAGTCATTTTTTTTCTTGTTGCTAGAAAGTCTTGAAATGTTTTCATTGTGTTTTGTTTGATTAATATTAATTACATATAACGAATACTTTTTTAGATACACAAATTATATGCAATCAAATTTAATAAGATGAGATGAGGTGAATTTAGATTCAATTAGATGAATAAATGTGAAATCATATGCAATGCAATACTCAGAAGAGCATATTTGCCATATTACATATAAAGAGGATCAATAGCGTACATTTACGATATTAGTATAAAGAGAATTTCCAGCGTACATTTATGTGTTAAAAATTAAATTTTCTTCCGCCTGGACTGATCACAAAAAGAAAAAGGAGAGCATTTAAGCTCCCCTTTATCACTTTCTAACAAGTTATAGTAAGATTTACTATATTCAACAAAACATTACAATATAACAAAAAATATTTGACATATTAATCAAATAAAAGCTTTTTTTATAGTATAATTAAAAATAATGCACAAATCTTGCTACTTGACCGCTTTCTTTGTCATGTAAAAATCCTTCTACTGCTTTAGGAACACCACAAAACCCCTTTCCTGAGTGCCAAGAATCACTAGCTGATGGACTTCTCATATATTCCACAGTAACACCAATATAATCTTTAGCATCTAACCACTTGTGCTTAATCTTATGATGTAAATGATGTAGATACCAATACCTGTGAGTTGTTTCTGCCCATTCTTTTGGCTTCTCATTTGCCATCAAAAGGGGTAACTTGTCAAATTTAGCCCCATCCCCATGTTCTAGTCCAATTAAATTACTTCCAAATTTATAATATTTACGATTTGATACCCCAGCATCAACTGTAACATCATCTGCATTTCTAAACCAACTCTTTAAAGCGTGTGCCAGGTGAAATCCACTTTGGAAATCGTGATTACTCATTGAATGTACACAATCCACAGGAGCAACTTCTCTTAACATCTCTACACAATGAACATAAACCTGTAAAGCAACTTCATAATGTTCCCACCACTTACCATCTGTATCTTGATAAGTACCTCTAGTAGTTGCCGAAAGCACGGAGTCGGTGTGGAGTATGTCATTACCAATACAGAATAACACTCTATCTATCCCAAAACCTTTAGCTTTTTGAATAAGCCCACTAACACCCATTAAAACTCTTTGTATAGCAATCTCCATATTGTATTCTTCACCTGTTTCTCTTGCACTAGCATATTTTCCAATATGAACATCAGCAGGATTGATAACCAATAAGTGTTGCCCTTCTTTATGTATAATTTTAGGGTATTCAGGAGCATTATCTTCAATAAGCTTTAAAACATTACTAAATACATTTTTCTCATCAACTACATTAGGCTTAGTGACTACTGAAAATCGTAAATCACCACCCATGTTTTGCCAATGTTTAACTGAAATAACATCTTTCTTTTCAATACCTCTTTCAAGTAAATGCTCATCTAAAGCTGAATTGTGCGAAAGGTTATAGTTGAGGTTTTTTAAATCCCCTGCTCGGTGTTGATATATAAAATCAACTTCTTCATCCGAAAGTCTTAATCGTTTTCCCATATAGTAAAAGTATTGTTATTTTTTAACCTTTTCCCAACTCCTTCCACCGAAATATGCACCAATGACTGTTAATAAGATCAATTGTAGAAGATCGATCCAAGTTCCATCCACATGAAAGTCTATAAAACCTGCATCTATAAAGATAAGAATCATTGTACTTAAAACAAGAAATAAAAGTATAATTGGGCGTACATTTTTAGCTAACCAAGAGTCTGATTCCATATCTGACTTCCATCTAGCTGATACTTCTTGTTGCATTTTAGATTCATAAGAATGAATAATCTCTTGAATCTTTCTTTCTGCTTCTAGCTTTTCTTCCTGACTGGTAGTTAAGTTATCTATAACACCCCCTACACTCTTTACAAGGTCTGTAGCTCCACTTGAAAATATTTTACCTAGTATATTCATGTTATTTTTTTATTGGATAAACCTTCTTTTTCTTTCTTTTCTTTGCCATTATGTTTATATTTTTCTAATCCACCTAAAAGTTTTTTTATACCATCTATTGTCTTTCTTGTTTTGTTTTGTCAGGCAAACACCACATACTGTATCAGTTACAGTAAGTCTAACTGTGTCTATTATTGTTTGTAAAACTATTTTATATTCATATTGAATACTATCATCTCCCATTCTCATTGTAGTCCTCTCGTACATATTACTTAGATTCCACAGACTATCTGAATATTTTTTTTTGATAACTTTTATATCTCTTTTCTTCCTCCATAAGTCTTGCTCTAACAATACTTTCTGTTCTTTTCTGGAGTTTACTTGGTCTACAGCTTCATCTGCTGACCTGAAAAGACTATCTAAATTATTATCAAAAGATTTTATCTCTTCCACAGGCTCTTCTGATGAGAAGCATGAGGACAATATAAGCAATAACATAAAACATTTAACTTTCATTTATGTTTTTTAATGTTTCTATAAACTTATCATTAAGCTTTTTATAATCTCCTCTAAGAATTATAACCTCTTCTTGTAAATCTTCTATTTGATTTGTAAGAGTAGTCTTATTGTCTATATATAAATAACCAATAGCGATAATACAGAAAAATAAACCCCCTGCCATTGGGTTTGCTGCAAAATCTTTAAAGTTTATTGGAGATTTCAACTGAAAAACATTTTAATAATAAAACCAGCAACAATACCATAAAGAACCCAAAGCGACCTTGCTAGTGTTTTCCTAGCAGTTGTATTTCTATTTACTCTAGCAGTTACACCACTATCAGGATCAAGTAATCTTTCTGTAAGCATATCTAGTTTCGCATCCATTTTATCTAACTTATCTTCCATTGAGTCCATTCTATGTTCCATTAGTGCCATCTCCTTTACTATGTCTTTATTAGTTGCCATTATATTCTATTATCTAAATCAATATATTCTATGGTAACTTCATTCCCCAAAACTAATTGTCTAGCAATATCTGGATATATTCTTTTGTACGCATTAGTGGACTTTCCAATCCAACCATCTTTGATGATGACATTATTCTCTTGCGAATCCCCCACAAGTAAACATCCAGAAGTATGAGAATCATCATTACCGCAGTGTAGCAGAACCCACTTAAAATTAGGAACATCACAAACCTCCAACATACCTTTATGTATTCCAGGAAATCTTTTTGAGTATTTTTCATTGAACCCCCCTTCATCTCTAAAGTTTATATTATATGTTCCACTAGGGATTCTAGTTTCACCTTTAACCTTTAATGCTCTATGCTCATCCTCTAATGTATAGGCAAGAAATCTCATACCCATTTCTGACTCTGTAAAGAGTAATCCATTAGTACAATCAGCTTGACTACTAAACCTTAGAACCTTAAGCTTCATTTTAGATAGTTGCTGCAAAAACCTCTAAATCACAAGCTGCTACCTGTGCTTCTGCTGAGATTACAAATGCTGCATTATGAGATACACTACCTGTTGCTATATCTGCACTTGCAATAGCATCAAAGCTTACACCACCTAAGATAAAAGATTTCCCAGCTTCTAGTTTTATAACCATTGAATCTGTTCCAAATACTTTTAAATTAACATAATTAGTGTCATCTAAATTTGTTATTCTAATATACTTAACATCAGTTGCTTTTAAAATACCTTGACCTGAAGCTGCTCCAAGTTCAAGTACACTTGTAAATGCAGAGATAGGAACTTCTACCACTCTACTATAAACCTCATCTATAGAAGATACTGTTAATGTGTTTGTGTTACCATAAGATTGTCCATTTAGGGTAACTGAATCTGTTACTGTTACTGTTAAGTTTGCGTTTGTTACTGTTGTTGCCATTTTTTTTTATTTATTTAATTTATTATTATATTCCATTTAGATATTTAATTCCATCTAACTCCCATTCTTCTATACCTGTATTATCTCCAGTCCAAAAAGAGCCTTCTTCAGCAGTATATAAAGATATTTCTAAAGTATTTTCAAAGCTTAATATTTCATTATCTATTAACTCTGTTGTTGTTACAGTCCATTCACTTCCATCTACACTTGAATGAGCAAATTCAATTAGTTTTTTATCTAATTCATCAAAAACTTCACTTGTTACTATATAATAATTCATTATTTTGATTCAAAATTAGAGTTACCACTTAAAACAATATTAGGAGCAGAGTTTCCACTACTATCATTACCATTGTTTTCCATTTTATAATACATTTTTAAATTACTAGAAGCACTATGTGCAGTTGCATCAAGTGGAGTGCCACTATTATATAATTCAGTAATCTCTGATTGTGATAATTTCTTATCCCAAATAGTTACATCATTGTATTTTGTTTCTGCACTATTACCTGATTTAGCATAACTCCAACTATTACTACCTATAGCTATTTGTCTATCTGCTGTACTCATATTAGGAGTTCCTTGACCAGTTCCATTTGAGCCATAATGACCATTTCCTAGTGGAGTAGCGTTCCAATACATTGGAGCATTACTAGATCCAGCAGAATTTGATGTTCCTTTAGTAACTGTAATCATTGTATAACCAGCAGAATTAGCATTACCTCTATTTGCACTACTCCAATATTGTGAACTTCCTAAACCAGCAGCAGCATAAGCAGCAGCATGGTTACCAGAGTTCGCATGGAATAAATAAAAGTTAGATTTTTTTGCATTTGAAGCAGAACGATATTCAAAATATAATCTATTGTAAGATTCATGATAAAAAATTCTTATCATATTGGCACTAGAATTTGTTGTTCCTGAAGTTGTAGAAGAAAATAAATGAATATTAGTATTTAAAGAACTATTCCATCCTGCTTTTACCCAAAAAGATATAGTATAGGCAGAGCTATGAATAAAGTTAAATTTACCATTTGTATCTGCTATACGAACAGATTGCCCAGTACCAGTAGTAATAGACTTAGCAACAGCATTAGCATTACCAAAAGAAGCAGAAGGTTCATTATATTCCATTCCAATAACATTGTCAATGTTAGCAATTTGCACAGTATTAACACTTCTTATGCGACTAGACTCAACTCCATTTATATGACTTAAAACATTTGCCATTATCCTTCAGCTATTTCTATCCAAGTATTATCAGGATTAAACCAGATTTGTTTATCTTCAGCTCCAGTAGTTACCTTGTAACCAACAACTCTAACATAATCACTAGTGCCACTTGGAGCAACTCTAGTTATTTGACCTGCACTATTTGATAAATATAAAGGTATTCCACAACCAGCACCAGGAGTAACGGATAAAGTAACCATTCCTCTTAGAAGCATACCAACTTCACCAGGATCTCCACTACCTAAAGCTATAGCTAATAAACTTGTAGATGAAACAGCAGCATCAGCATCAGCATAAGACCAATAACCAGAACCATTAAGGTAATAACATCTTCCTTCAACAACTTGATTCTCTTCGCTACCACCACCAAAATTTACTATATCGCCTTCTCCATTGCCATTAGTATTGGAACTAGGGGCAAACCCCCTAGAACCAAACTTTTCATATTTATTAACTGACATCTAATTATTGTACTTTAATAACCATTATTGTAACATCATTAGCAGAAGGAGCTGTACGGAAATCTACAGTAACTTGATTAACAGTATTTCTAACTACTTGTGCATATACAGTTTCAAAAGATGATGTATCAAACATTTGAACAATAACTGCTTTTGTGCCTAAACTATGAGTTACTGCTATTGATGTAGCACCACCTATTGTAGTAGTGTATGACCTTGCAGCTAAAC